ACCTGCTAGTGCTAATGTAACTCCAGTGCCTCAGGTAAATACAACATCAGTATCAGCAACACCACAAGCAACACCTGCTAGTGCTAATATTATAACTGATAATAAAGAACAACTATACGGACAATTACTACAAAAATATAAAACTGAAGAATTAGCTTTATTAAATCCAGGTTCTGGTGGTTCTGCACAATCTGAAGCTATAGCTAATGCAGAAAGAAGAGCTAGTAAAGAATCTATATATATTCCACCAAAACAAGCAGTTGCTCCTGCAACACCAGATGCAGAAGTGCAAAAAAGAGATGAATTAGTAAGTAAATCTATATCGGGTGCATTTGAAAGAAAATCTAATAAACCTAGAGTTGATCAATTTTCTCCTGAATTTACTAAAAAAGTTGATGAAATCTATCAACAAAAGCTAAAAGAAGAAGAAGAAGCATTAAGTCGTAAATTATTACCTGCGGAAAAAGCAGAATTAAGAAATCAAATAATAGATGAAGAATTATTAAGTTCTCCTTCGGTTGCAAACTCTAATCCAGTTGTAACACCACAACAGTCGGAAACACCTGTAAGTGATGCTGAACCAGTAGATAAAGATTTATTAAGTCCTGTATCACAAACTTATATGGATGATACAACAGATACTGGTTGGCAAGAAGCAGAATCTACCGATACTGGTTGGCAAGAAGCAGGGTCAGAACCAACTTCCAGACCAATGGCTAGACCTAAAAGAACAAGAAGACGATCTTCTGGGGATACATCAGACAGTTTAACCATTACTGCTAGAGATATTGTTTTTAAATCTGATAAGATGGAAGCACCTTTCTTGGATGCTATCAAGGAAGAATTATCAGATTTTATGAATACAATTATGAATGTATCTGGTCAAGGTGCGGCAGTAACACCAAATCTAGCTGGTGGTAGTATGAGTTCTTCTGGCGGATTAGCATCACCAGTTTCATTTGCTAACGTTAGTGGTGGTATGAGACCACCAACAATGCCTTCATTTGGTTCTGGCTCTGATACTTCTACACAACAGGGGCAAGATCAATCACAATCTCAAGGTGGTACATCTGAAAAACCAGAAAATGTAACAATTGATTCTGGTGTAGATATTTCAAAAGTAGATAAAGATTTATTAGGTGGTTTTTATGCTGCGGCTAAAGAATATGGTAAACCTGTAAAAATTAATTCAGGTTTTCGTAGTGATGAAAAACAAGCCGAACTTTGGGTTAGAGGAAGAATATTTAAAGAACCTGGCATTTATATGCCAGCAAAGCCAGACAAAGATACAACTATAAATTATAAAGGTCAAACATTTAATGTACCCGGTGGTAGAACAAAATCATCACATGGGGGATCATCTTCTTCTGCAAGGGCACTAGATGTTACTAGAAATGCTTTAGAGGAAATGGATTCAATGGGATTATTAAGGAAATATGGTCTACATAGACCATTTCCTAATGATCCTGTTCACGTAGAAAGAATAGGTGGCCGATCTGCACCGCCCGATACAAGTACCGATGGTGCACAACAAGCATCTCAAGTATCTGCAACACCAATGACAGCAACTGCATCAGGCGGTGAATCAACAGATGGTGGTGGTGAAACAGCAACACCGGTTGCAAGTACTACATCAGGTGGTGGTGAAATGACTCCTGGTGGTGGAGATCAACCAGCATCAATGACACCATCAGCACCAAGCTCTGGACCTACTGTAGCAACAGCATCAGTTGATAATGAAGTGGCTAAACGAACTCCTATGACACCATCTGCACCAACACCTGATGTACCAAGCTCTGGGACTTCATCTCCTGGTGTTGGAGATACTTCTTATCCTATTAGTATGGGTAATCCAGGTAATGTTGAACCACCAGATGCTGCTCAACGATATGCATTACTATTTGATATGGCAGCATAAAAAAAGGGAACCAACTGGTTCCCTTTTTAGTTTATTAGTCTTTTGCTAGTTTCTTAAAAAACTCAATATCCTCATCATCGTCATCCGATGTTGTAGATTTAGTTTCAGCAGTCTTTGTAGCTTTTGGTTCTGCCCAAGGTAGTTGATCCTCTGTAGGATCATTCTGACGTGCAGCAGCTTGAACACGAGAAGAAGCAGGACTCTTATCAAGACCAAGAACAGCAGCTAGTCGCTTAGATAGTTCTTCATAACTCTTAAAGTTAGAAGAATCAAGGAAAGCCTTGAGTGAATGTTGTTGTTTCCAAACAGACTCTAGTTCTGAATCATCATCAAATAGAGGACCAGAAGTTGCAAATTCAGATTTATCGTAGTTACGATAACCTTCAACATTACGAATCTTAAGCTTGAAGTTAGCACCAGCCCAGAAGTCAAATGGGTTTAGAGCATCTTCATCAGCAAATTGAGGATTCATAGCCTCATTTAGCTTATCAAAGATCTTCTTACCAAACTTGAATAGGAATACCTTACCGTTGTTCTCAGGATTATTTTGATCCTGAATAACATAGATATTAGAGATAAATGTTAGCTTACGCTTCTGAGCACGAGCTTGTTTGCGAGCAGGAGATTCATCATCGGTAGTAGAATTCCATAGTTTGGAATTAAGTTCACCAACTGGATCAGTTTGACCGATTGTTGTAAGTGAATTCTCAATATACCATAGACCTGTAGGTCCCTTGAAACCATGTTCAAAGACTCGAACAAATGGTACATCTTCATTTGGTGGTGGGGGAAGGAACCGAATAACAGCATAACCATTACCAGCCTTATCTGTCTGAGGATACCACATACGGGCATCACCCTTAGATTCTGTATTATTGAGCTTGGATAGCTCTTGTGTAAGTTTTTCTAGAGAAGACTTACCAGAATTCTTTTTTAGTGCGGAAAAATCCATTTTAATAATCCTTGTATATTTGTATATATAATATGTTTGTATATTTGTATGTGAGGTTGTTTCCTCACTTATATTTATATATCAATCAAGAGAACTTGTCAATAAAGATTTTCTTGATCTTAGACTTATCATATTTTATGAATGGTAATGCTTTTCTAATGAGCATACCCATATCAGTCCATATGATATTGTCTTTAAGAACTTTATTCCAATATGGTAAACAACCTAAAATATCAACACAAATTAGAACTGTCTCTAGTGAGATTTTATTACCCAGATATAAAGCAATGATATGTGGAATTTGCCCATCAAGCACTTTAAAATTTGAGTCAAAATCATCATGCAAATGTGAAAGTTCATTACTGATGATATAACTTAATGATTGTTTTTTCTTGATCCAATCTTGATAATTGGATTCAGCCACATCAGAATAAGCAATATCTCTAACCCATGCTCTTGGATTCTTAATTAAATTAGAGATTATAAATTCATGTGGATCACGGTGTCGTGATATTTTTTCAAAAAAGAATTTATCTTTTCGTTTTTGAAATGAGTCTTGTTTAGCAGAGACTTTACCGTTATATTTAAAATAGTCGTAACTCTCAGTTGTAAAATGTCGTTTGAGAGCTAGATAGTCAACATAACATTCATATGGTGACATTAGATAGGTAGCTTGGCAGTGCGCTTTAGGATGTTGAGATTCTCTGCCTCGGATTGAATCTTGGATAGTAGAACTGCATTAGATTTAATTAGATTAGCAGCTAGATCCACTTCAATATCGTTTGATTCACACCAATGGACTACAGCATCAATGCATTCCATCTGCTTTTCAGTAATTAGATTTTCAATATCAGTTGCAAATGTTACTGTCTTGTCTAGAATCATTTTTGTATCTCCTCACAGCTTCTTCATGAATATCATCAAGTAATTTATTAATTTCAACCGGTGGAACATCTGTATATCTTAACATATTGACTCTAAATGCAGATCTTAGTATACCAAGTTCATATTCTTCTACTGTCATTGTTTGACTCTATTTGGAAACCAGCATGCTTTGGTTTTATCAATACAAAATTTAGCAATAAAAAACAATAAAACACATGCAAAAAATTGAAGCATGCCAGTCAATGGTTGTGACAGAATAACTGCTAAAGGTAGAATAAAATATAGACTAATGGTAAACCAAAAAGCACCAAGAGTAATATCTCTTTTCATATTAATGCCATAGACTTTCATAATACTTTGCAAATAGACGACGCCCATTTTCCATACGTGCACGATGGGCGGCAATTTTATCTTCCATACGAGTGTATGTATGATTAGGACCTTTAACCAGTTTAGAAAATGTAGTACCTTCTTCTTTTTCAAGGTTTAGATCAACTTCACCAGTTGAATATTGATCAATCCAATCATCATTCATTTTATGCTGTTCAAATGCCCAAATCATTTCATCCAGAACATAATCCCAACGAGCATCATGGATCTCATCGGTATCATATTCATGCACCTTTGGTTGTGCATTAGTGGACCTTAGATGTTCTGGCACATCCTCATCATCAACAAATGGAGAACCAATTTTAGTCTCTTTGAGTTTGACTAAAACAGGATGAATAATAAGAGATAATGTGTGATCAGCATTCCATACATCATGATTGTTAATATGTACTTTTATTTTACGATCACGTTTACTATAAACCCATTGACAAACTTTTAGAAGTAGAGAAGGTTTATCTTTTGGTCCTGATAGGAAATCACAAAAACGATGAACAATATCGTCATCAGTATCTTGATCCTGATCTTCTTTTTTCCAGAAGAATACTAGCTTGGCAATTTGATATGGCCCAAACCAATTAATATATGGTCCGATTGTTACCTTCACTTTTGATTTCCTTAATTGGCGCACTCTAGTGGATTCGAACCACTGACC